TCACGTAACGCATACGAGGGGGAACTTGACGAGAAACAAGCACAATCCAGAGTACGTAACCAGTACAACCGTTGGATAAATACGGCCTTGGAGTTGGAGTACTTACACTCTGAAAAATCAATAGTAAAAGTAAAAGGAGAAAGATAATGGATAAACTACACGTAAGAGTTAGTAAAATAATTGATAAAACTGTGACGGTTAAAGAGATAGTACCCACAGACCAAACAGCTTATGACGCGAAGTCAGAGTTACAGAATTATGCCAAAGCATTACTATCGTATTCACCAGGATTAAAGTTTGCACGTAAGCGTGATAACGAGTTATGGGTGTACCTCGATAACGACCCCTACGTCCTGGGGTACATAGGTTATGGTGACTACCTAGTACACGTTACTGGGGAGCATAAGTATATGGTTGCATCACGCAACATTGAGAACGAGAAGTACGCTACCTACAATGACCAACATAGTATGTACACAAGTGTTAATCTCAAAACTATTCTCACTAAAGCAAGGAAGGCTATGCGACCTATCAATCCCATAGATATTGCAACGATGGAGAGTAGAAACATACAAGATAAATTTAAGAGGGAGGTCAGTGATAAAAGCAATGACGTGTATAATACTTGGAGTAAAGTATTCGATAAATCACTTGTCGAGGCTGAGTTTCGTAACATGATAAAAAATGGTTACGAGTTTGTGAACAAGCAGTACAGAAGTATGGTACAGGAGTTGTTGGATAAGATTGACATTGACCGTAGTGCCAAGATGGAGAAACTACATGTCCATTTCGTTCGTGCGTATGACAAGTATGGGGATGGAGAACTACACTTTGAGATCATTGACATTAACGACTTACACAAAGGATCAGGTAATGTTGTCAAGGAGATCGTGCGATGCCGTGAGAGTGAAGTGCCAGAAGATATCTTGGGCAAGATTAGTGTTCTCAATATAACTGACGTTGACGAGTATGTGAAAGACGTTGGCTACAACACAGGAGATGGTATGTTCTATGTCGTTAAACAATGATGTGATAAAAGAAGATACTGTTTACCGTGTTTCTGTACACAATGATGACGGTTACATTAGTGTAATATGTCTTGGCACGAAATGTATTGACAGCAACGAAGTAGGTTGCTATTCTAATATGAATGATTTGCCAGAGTGGATGCAGAATAGGATAGCAGTGCTTTCAATGGTTAAGCCAGACGACAGAATAAGAAACGTGGGTTGGAAAACAAAGACAGGTACTTTCTGGCTCACTAACATACAACCAGAAATGAGTTAGGGGTTTCCCTAACTCAAAAAAGGAGAGACACAATGGGTGCAATGAAAGAACTATTAATGGATATGGAGGATGACGTGTTGTCCTCAGATAAGGATGCGTGGATATCTAAGTGGGGTTCTCATAATCTTGACGTTTGGGACAGGATAATGAGCGAAGAAACTCTTGAAGATGATACCAGTTTTTGGGTTTATGAATGACACCAGAAGCTAAAGTAAAAAGGAAAGCAGTAGCACAGTTGAAAGCTATGGATGCGTACCACTTTTACCCCATGACCTATGGGTATGGAAGAAGCGGAGTGCCAGACATAGTAGCGTGTTATTGTGGTAAGTTCTTTGGGATAGAGTGTAAGTCAGGTAGCAACAAGCCTACCGCGTTACAAGAAAAAAACTTAGAAGATATAAATAAAGCAGGGGGGTTCGCCATGGTTGTCAACGAGGAGAACGTGGATAGCTTGATGCGAGAAATGAAAGCGATGGTAGAGTTAACACACCCAATACGATGAATGTATGATCGGTACATTTAAGTTTGTCTGTACCGAGTAGGACAAGCAGTGAGAGTCCTACGGCATAGAATATCCACTGCAACAAGAGGCAATACTTCGTGACCTACTCATGGTGACCTCCTTAATTGCTGATCTTGTCGATTAGAGTACGAAACACTTAGCCCCCTTTAATCAGAGGGGGCGACTAAAAAGGGAGAGAAAAAATGGTATCAACAACAATTATTTATAGTATTATGATGGTAGCTTACTTCACATCACAGGACGCGTGTAAGCAATGGACTGACGATACGTACGGTGACACGTTTGGGTACGCTTGTTTTGAATTGGATGGGATGCACGGTCAGTTTTATACGATGGATTTTCCTACACTAGAAAAATGTAAGGAAGCATCACAATTATTTTATGGTAAGAATACTTGTAGTAAGGGCTATGTGTACGGCATGAAGCCCCCACTTTCTAGACCCGAAGGTTTGTTAGGGGATAGAGTGTGACTTTATCTATATGCCCTAGATGTGGACAGCAAGCCACGATGATAGTCGTGCATGGACACTACCAATGTCCGTTGTGTAGATCAGTAGTTGATGATTGTTGTAGTGGTTTGACGTGCCAGAAACCAAGCTTTGAAGATTTGAACGAAGAGGGTTGCGAGTTATCAGACGAGGAACAAATGGTAAAAACCGATTACCGTACTCTACCTCCGATTGATAGATATAAGCTTAAAAAACCTGTTAAGGGGGAGCGTTTGTCTAAAAAAGAAAGACTAGTGCTAAAGACATTAGAGAGAAAACATAGGTTACAAGAAAAAATAAAAAGGAGGCTAGAGATATGGAAGAAGGTGTATGGAGATGAGTAGGAATGATTACGGATATCCTGATATGGGAGAGATAGAAATAACCCCTGCCCATAAGGAGGAGTTGAGGTTCCTTAAAAAAGTCATGGATCGTGCCATGGAGGATTACATGCGTGATAACAATCCAAAGACAAAAGAAACCTACACAAGAAGGCGAGAGGACTTACGTATGTTTGTCGCAAAGCTTAGAAGTAAAGGGATTATACTATGAACAAGAAACTAAACCGCTGTGACTTGTTATCAGAGGCATCAGCACTGACCGCAGGTGATAGACGTGATGACTATGGTAGCCCTGTGGATAACCACAAACATATTGCACGTATCTTCAATGCCATAACAGGTAATACGTTAACCGCAAGAGATATAGCTTTGGTGCATCAAGCTACCAAGTTAGCCCGAAGGATGAGTAGCCCCACCAAGAAAGATCATTACATAGATAACATGGCATACGTAGGCATTGAGTACGAGTGTGTTATGGAGGGAGAGTAATGGCGTTTAATAAATATTTTTGGGGGGAAGCGTGTGATTCTTTTTTACACAAGTATAAAAGTTCCAAACACTGTTATGAGGAAGGTGAAAAACAAAAAAAATTTAATTTAAAACTTATTTGTTGTGTAGATAACAATGGTGGGAATATTAATTCTGAAACAGGTTACCACTTTTCAGGATATGATGGTTTCTTTTTTGAAGATGACGATAAAAATTTCTATCAAACTAATAGCGCAGGGTTTTACGATTATTCATATCAACATGATATTACTGAAGGTATGACCTTTTCCTTTATAGCTAATGTTACCAAAAATTTAGAATTAGGTTACCTCAAAGAATGTAAATGCACTCGCGTAATGCGTATTAAAAGTGAAGATGTAAAGATACTTTCTTACCCAGAAAAAACTAGGGAGGAGAAAGAAAAAGATCTCAAAGAATCTAAACGGATAGAGCGTGGTGCTAATGGAGAAAAAGTTAAGGATCATTTTAATGATGAATGTCAAGTGTGTAAGGCTCAAGGTGTAATTGAAAACAGTTCATTTATAAAAGAGAATGGTCGCAGATATTCGGAAGCTCATCACGTTATCCCTCTCTCTGAGAACGGTACGGATTTTACAGATAATATAATGTGTCTCTGTGCCACTCATCACAGGCAAATGCACTATGGAGATGTGAAAGTTAATTTTGACCACTACAATTTTCATGTGACTCTTGATGAAAAAACACTACCAAGAATACCAAGATGGAGGGGAGAGTAATGGATTTAATAACGTTAGACTTTGAAACGTATTATGACAAGCAGTACTCACTGCGTAAAGTAACCACAGAAGAATATGTCCGTAGCTCAGACTTTGAAGTTATAGGTCTAGGTGTAAAGGTAAACAACAACCCTACAGAGTGGGCGAGTGGTACACACAAACAAGTTAAGGAGTATCTACACACGTTTCCCTGGGGGACCGCTATGGTACTGGCGCATAACACTATGTTCGATGGGGCAATATTAAATTGGAAGTTTGATATTAAACCTAAAGTATACACAGACACCCTATGTATATCTAGAGCAGTGAACGGTGTAGAGGTTAGCAGTAGCCTTGACGCTCTATCTGAAAGATACGGTGTTGGCACGAAAGGTAAAGAGGTTCTCAATACTATAGGTAAAAGACGAGAGGACTTTACCGAAGAGGAGTTATCTAAGTTTGGTGACTACTGCATCAATGACGTAGAGTTGACTTATAAAATATTTACCAAGATGGCGAAGGACTTTCCTAAGAAAGAACTTAAACTGATTGATCTATCCTTGCGTATGTTTATAGAACCCACGCTAGACTTGGATGGCATTTGGTTAGAGAGCCACCTCACAGAAACACGTAACCGTAAAGAAAAACTATTGCAAGACGCAGGGTGTTCTAAAGAAGATTTGATGAGTAACCCCAAGTTTGCAGAACTCTTGAAGGGTCTTGGTGTTAAACCTCCTACAAAGATAAGCCCTACCACTGGGCAGAAAACTTTAGCTTTCTCTAAATCGGATGAGGATTTTAAAGAATTGGAGACGCATCCAGACGAGAGAGTGCAGAGCCTTATCTCTGCTAGACTAGGTAACAAGAGTACCTTGGAAGAAACAAGGACACAAAGATTTATTGATATATCTAAACGTGGGTTATTGCCTGTGCCTATACGGTATTACTCTGCCCACACAGGGCGTTGGGGTGGTGATGACAAGATTAATTTACAGAACCTACCTAGTCGTGGGGTTAACGGTAACAAGTTAAAGTGTAGCATTGTACCTCAGCGCGGGCATTCTTTGATTGACGCTGACTCAGCACAAATAGAAGCTAGGGTGTTGGCTTGGCTTGCAGATCAAGATGACTTAACAGATGCTTTCAAGAAAGGTGAAGATGTTTATAAGAAGATGGCATCAGCTATATATGGAGTTGCCGAACAAGATGTAGTTAAGGATCAGAGGTTCGTTGGTAAGACCACCATACTTGGTGCAGGGTATGGCATGGGGGCGATCAAGTTCAAAGATCAGCTACAGACTTTCGGGTTTAGTATGGACATTGACGAAGCAAGGCGCGTTATAAAAATATACAGAGATACTAACTGGAAGATTAACAAGTTATGGAGAGACGCTCAACAATACCTCGAGAGTTCTCAACGTGGAGATGTAGTTGCATTTGGAAAGTCGGATGTATTGAGTTTCGGAGTTAACAAAATTACCCTACCATCGGGGCTTTCCATGAAATACGATGGGCTACGCTACGAACAGGGCGAGAAAGGTCTGGAGTTTTCCTACAAGACTAGGCGAGGATACACTAGAATATATGGTGGGAAGATCATAGAGAATGTCTGCCAAGCCATAGCGCGTTGCATCATAGGTGAGCAGATGTTACAAATAGCTAAGAAATACAAGGTAGTTTTGACCGTACACGACAGTATAGTTTGTTGTGTGCGTGATGAAGAGGTAGCGGAAGCACAAGAATATATAGAAGGTTGTATGCGTTGGACACCTGATTGGGCAGAAGGCTTACCAGTAAATTGTGAAAGTGGAAAAGGGAAATCATATGGGGAGTGTGAATGATGGATAGAAGTGATAAAGAGTTATTTGAAGCAACAGACGCAAGGCTAGATATGGCTGTGCAATTATGGAAGCAACGAAACAACCCATTTTCTGATGAGCCAGAAGTAAGTATGGAGGGTGTGTTGTTAGCTATGTTGGGAGCATCAATCGAAGAAGCCCAAGAGCGTTTTGTACGTGTCTACAATTTCAGATGTCATGAATTAGATGAAAGAGAGCTTAAATAATGGGGATGAATTTATCTAGCAAAGAAATATGGACAGTTTGCGATATGCGTATGCGTGGGTGTACTTGGCAAGAGGTAAAGGAAGCTATACCCAAGAAAAATATTTATCAAAAGTTTAAGCGGTTGGAGCGCATTGTTAGTCACATAAGTAATCATGGTAAGGTGTGTAATGAGTGTGGACACACCTATAACTCAATAACCTCCTATAGACGACATACCGATAAATACGAAGAAGATGAGAGGGAACGTAAATAATGGATGAATACGAAATGGCGATAGGGTACTCTGATAGTTCTGGAGAACATCATAACCAAAACGTAAACGTTGAAAGTGATTTTATATGTTGCCCTAAATGTAAGTCAATAAATTTGTCTATGGGTAAAATTTCTACGCCTAATAAAATAATGAAAAGTGAAGGTGTTATTATAGAGTTCACTTGTAAAGAGTGTTCAGCAGAATTATCATTAGCTCTGTTTAATGAAGTAACCCATAATTATTGTTCACGTATAAATTGGGTGAAAAAAGTAATTCCTTATTCTCATAACTCATATTTATCAAGCCTCGGAAGCCATTCTCTTACAGGGTATAGTAAAAAATTTAAGGAATACGTAGAGAAATATAATATAGGGCATTTGGATATGGGTGAACCTCTACCCGAAGGTGTACCTCATTTTGGTGAGTGGACACGAATTAACAAAGTTAAAAACGTAGTAAGCATAAGAAAAAAAGATAAATGAGTATAACCCCTTGGTCATTTAGTAAAATAAAATCCTTTGAGCAATGCCCGAAGAAGTTTTACCATTTGAATATTGCTAAAGATTATAAAGAGCCTAGCACTGAAGCTATGCGCTATGGGACGCAAGCTCACTTGGTTGCTGAAGAATATATACGTGACGGTAAGCCTGTCCCTCCAAAATTTTCATACATGAACGAGGTCCTCGAAGCACTTAAACGAAGACGTGGTAACAAGTTAACAGAGATAAAGATGGGACTTGATGCTAATTTAGAACCATGTGAGTTCAGAGATGAAAGTGTTTGGTGGCGAGGTATAGCAGACCTAGTTATTATAGACGACAAAGAAGCATGGGTTGTAGATTATAAGACGAGCAAGTCTGCTAACTATGCAGATAAAGGACAACTAGAACTTATGGCTATGGCTACGTTCAAACACTTCCCTGATATAAAAAAGGTGTACGCAGGGTTGTTGTTTGTTATCGCAAAGAAAGCTGTCAAAGAAGTTTATAAGAAAGAAGATAGTGACCTGTTGTGGGATAAGTGGTTCTTCAAATACAATCGCATGAAGATTGCTAACAAAGAGAACGTATGGAACGCAAGACCAAGTGGGCTATGCAAACGGCACTGTGTTGTGGTAGAATGTGTGCATAATGGGAATAATTAAATGTTGGAAATATTTTTTTACGCATCTCTATTCGTAGGTTTTGTCTTTATATTGAGTGGGATTATTTGGATATCAAAGTAGGAGTAACCAATGGCTTATACAAAAACTAAAAGACCATACAAAAAAGAATATGAAAAACAGAAAGAACGTAAAGAACATCCTGATCGCATGGAGCGTCAACGTGCTAGACGTGCCTACGACAAGAAAGGTATCAGTCGTAAAGGCAAAGATGTGTCTCATAATAAGATGTTAAGCAAGGGTGGGTCTAACAAAGACGGAACTAGATTAGAAAGCCCATCTAAAAATCGTGCAAGGAATGGGAGGAGTAAGCGTGGCTAAAGACCCGAAAACAGGAACAGGCAAGAAACCTAAAGGATCAGGAAGGAGACTATATACCGATGAAAATCCTAAAGACACTGTATCAATTAAGTATGCTACCGTGGCAGATGCTAGGGAGACTGCTAGGAAAGTTAAGAACATTAACAAACCTTACGCTAGAAAAATTCAAATCCTTACTGTCATGGAGCAACGAGCCAAAGTATCTGGGAAAAACGAACAAGCCCAAATCGCAAAAAGGGCGAAAGAAGCCCTCAAGAAAAAACACAAAAAATAAATAATAAATACAGAGAGAGAATAGATGCAGATTATAGACAACAAGTCTTTGTTGCTCAAACTACGTGAGCCTAACAAAGTTACTTCAGTCATACCAAGTAGTCGCAAGATAAGCGACCATGAAGTAATGGTGAAGTGGGGATTAGAACAAGTCCAGACACTTAACAAACTCAACATTAACGTGCCATCACCGATACAAGCACTCTATCAATGGCCTGGGAAACATAAACCTTTTAAGCATCAGATATCTACCTCATCTTTTTTAACAAAGAATAAGAAAGCTTTTTGTTTTAACGAGCAAGGGACAGGTAAGACTGCTAGTGCGATATGGGCATCAGACTACCTCCTTAATTTAGGAGTCATAAACAGAGTGCTTGTAATATGCCCGTTGTCAATCATGGATAGTGCATGGCGTGATGACTTGTTTACGTTCGCACCTCATAGGAGTGTTTCGGTAGCGCATGGCGCATCAGACAAACGCAAAAAAATAATCGAAGAAGGCGCAGACTACGTGGTTATAAACTACGATGGTGTTGCAATAGTACGCGAAGAAATAAAAAAAGGTGGCTTTGATCTAATAATAGTTGACGAGGCAACGCATTATAAAAACGCGCGAACTACGAGATGGAAGGTGTTACATAGCATATTACAAGAGAGTACATGGTTGTGGATGATGACAGGTACACCTGCTTCTCAAAGCCCTGCCGATGCGTACGGTCTAGCTAAATTAGTCGATAGAAATAGAGTACCTAGATTCTATGGAGCTTTTAAAGATATGGTTATGTATAAGGTGTCTAAGTTTACTTGGAAAGTAAGAGATACCGCTACCGATATAGTATATAGGGCTTTGCAACCTGCTATAAGATTTACAAAAGAACAATGTCTAGACCTACCTGATATGGTCTATACGAAGAGAATGGTTGAATTAACTGCTCAACAAAAGAAATACTATAAGAAGCTGAAAGACCAGATGATAATGGAGATAACAGGGGAACAGATTACTGCTGTAAACTCTGCTGTGTCTATGAATAAACTACTGCAAATATCCGCAGGGGCAGTATATACAGACGATGGTTCAGTATTAGAGTTTGATACGAAGAACAGATATAGAGTGCTACGAGAAGTTATAGACGAGTCGAGCCAGAAAGTTTTAGTCTTTGTTCCGTTTAAACATGTTATAGATATACTGACAGATAAGCTTAGATCAGAGGGTATATCTACAGAAGTAATACGAGGGGATGTACCTGCTCATAGAAGAACTGACATATTTAAGAAGTTCCAAACTACTGATGACCCACAGGTACTCGTGATACAACCACAAGCAGCAGCTCACGGTGTCACGTTAACAAGAGCAAACACAGTCGTATGGTGGGGGCCTACGAGTAGCCTTGAGACTTACGAGCAAGCTAATGCTAGAGTGCATAGATCAGGACAAAAGCATAAAACGACTGTTGTGCAGTTACAAGGATCTAACGCAGAAAGACACGTTTACAGACTATTAGATAACAGAATAGACGTACACACAAAATTAATAGATCTTTACAAAGAAATACTTGACTAGCATAGCTATACTCACTATATGTAACTATATAATAGATAAGGAGTAAAGTAATGGTGGATGTAACTCCAGATAAGCTTACAAAAGCTTTCTTAAAAATACGAGCAGAACGTGCTGTGCTTCAGGCAGAGTTCAAAGAAAAAGAGGCGAAACTTGCAAGGCAACAAGATCGCATCAAACAGGCAATGCTAGATCATTGTGAAAAGCACAATGCGGAAAGCATAAGAACCTCAGAGGGTTTATTCTTTAGGTCTAGACGTACTAAGTATTGGACTAGCGATTGGGATGCTATGCACAATTTTATTATTGAACATAATGTTCCACAGTTGTTAGATAAACGCATCAATCAATCTAATCTTAAAGAGTTCCTTGAGGAAAACCCTGATACAACACCAAGGGGTTTAGAAACCGAAACCGAAGTAGTAATTTCTGTGAGGAAAAAATGACAACAAAATCGGGAACATTTGTAACCATAGAGGACTTAGCGAAACATTTTAAAGTTTCTATATCTACGCTCCGTTCATGGATACGACAAGAACACATACCGAAAGATACTTATATAAAAATAGATAGTACCTATCGGTTCTGTGTGGAAGATGTGACAAACGCATTAACCAAAAATAAAAGCGAAAGAAATATAGACACTGCTATGGATACTATACCTAGTGATGAGCTAGATGAACTTATCGCTGATGAAGACTACTAAACAATATAACCTCTTAGGAGAGCGAAATGGATACATATATTATTAAGAACGTAGAGGCTTTATGGCCTAAAATAAATCAGACTTATAGGTTTGATTCTAAGGAGAACAGGTCTGTGGCGTGTGGTGCAACAGAACCAAGTGCTGAGTATTCGATACAGTTTAGGATGGGAAAGGATACAGCAAAGTCATTATTTCAAGCAATGTCTACTGCATACAAAGATAATAGAAAAGATAAGTGGGCAGAAAAGCTTGAGAATCCTTTTGTGAAGGACGATGATGGCACTTACACTCATAAGTCAACCCTGAAGGGTGCGTATAAAAACGTAGCGACTATAAAGCCTCTACAAGTTGATTCAAAGGGTAACAAGTTACCTAATGATTTTCTATTAACCACTGGCAGTACCGTCAATGTTGCTGTACAATTTACACCATATGATTTTGGGGGGAAACAAAACGTCTCTTTAAGGTTGCGTGGCGTACAAGTAGTTAAATATATTCCTATGGAAGAAAGAAACCCTTTTGATAATGTAGAAGGGTTTACAGTTGCAGAGTCCGATGACCCATTTGCGGAAGAGTCGGATACTGTAGAAGAACCTAAGAAGGTTGTTAAAAAGTCAGCCCCTCCGCCCGCTGATGACAAAGATGACGACTTAGGTGCTATCGTTGATGGTTGGGATGACGATTAACCATTGACTATTATCACGACTGAAGGGGATCTCCATGCCTCTTTGGTCGTGATTTACATATTCATAAGGGTGGAACATTATGGAATTAAAAACATTTTTTAGTAGAGTGCTAGATACAAATGGCTTCTACTGCGTATGGGCGTTTAAAGAAGATAGAACCATACAAAAGTTTTACAACTCTATAGATCAAATCATAGATGTTGCCAATAATTTAAACGAAGAAAATTATAATGTGTACTTTGGGTTGTCCACGTTTGAGACTCCTCAATCAAGAAAAATACAAAACATAAAGTCTCTTAGCTCTTTCTTCTTAGATTTAGATTGCGGTGAGGGTAAGGACTACCCTAATCAGAAGGAAGCTCTAGTTGCTTGCCAGCTGTTCTGTAAGAACATAGGTCTACCAAAACCTGTTATGGTGAACTCAGGTAATGGGGTACATGTGTACTGGGCGTTAAAATCTAGCATACCTTATGATGATTGGTATCCAGTGGCCCTCAAGCTAAAGAGTTTATGTACTGAGCATAACTTGTTAGCAGACCCAGTTGTGACAGC